AAAGACGCACTCTCTGCGTTACCTGAGGTTCTTTCTGCCTCTGCACGGTCTTTTAAAAGCCTCTGAGCCACCGCTGGGTCTGTTTCTAAGGCCGACATAACCTGCGATCCAAACATCATAGAAGAACGCAACTCTTTTTGGTCAATCTGTTCAAAAACAGGCTTAAATCCCGCTTGTTGCTGCGGTGTCATGGCACCCATAAAACGCACAGCATCCTTAACCGTGGGTTTCGGATTGTTTAAAAACAAAGCCTGTTCTTCGTCGTACCGTCTTTGCTGCTCCATCGCCAAATTTTGCTCGGCTTGCTTATCCGCCATCAACTGAGCATTATAATTGTACGTCAAATACTTATTCATATCCTCAATGGGATTTCTCGGCGCAGCAGCAGGAAGAATGTAATTCTCTATAGCCATCTGAACATTCCTTTATTATTACCTAAGCTGCAAAGTTGCGGGTGATCCTGATCCACCACCAAAAGGATTAAAATCTGCCCATTTCAAATTTCCTAATCCAGGACTTGATCCCGCCATCATCAATCCTTGACCAAGACTTCCCATCCATCCTCCCGCCATAGCTTTGTTAGCACGGGCCAGACTTTGTTGCATGATAAGGTTTGATATGTTTGTTCCCGTATCCATTCTGGCTTTGCCTAAACTTCCTATAGCACCCGTGCCAAGGTTAATCATATCCCCTAATTGACCGTAACGGTTTGCAATTTCTCGATTAAGCATAGCGGGTCTAAACTGTGCTAAGGCCCCTTGAGTGTTTCCTCCACGCAATCCCCCTGTGGCAGATGCGTTTTGTAAAAGTGACTCTTCGCCCTGACGAACCAAGGATTGAAACAAAGGCGATGATTCTAATTGATTGATTTGCGCTTGTTGGGCCTCTGCACCACCTAACCCCATCAAAGCCTTTTGTTGCTCTAACGCAGGCGCCCCCACATCTGCATATGGTTGCAACAATTCCCGAATATAATTGAAATACTCTTCTTGTGCATCCATGGCTCTTTGAGCCGCGCCCGCCTGAATGTTTCCAGCTCTACGCGCAGAACGTTGTTGGTCTATACCACCTAAAATACCACCAATCGGACCCGTTACGGCACTTACAACTTTACCCATTATAAACTCCTTGCATAAAGACAATACTCACAATCATCAGCCTTAACTTCTTTAAGATACTTAAAACCCGAAGATTCCCCAAACTTAATCAACTTCTTATCTTTTTTTTCCGAAAGACCATACAAAGTCTCACCAATCATTTCCTGTAACTGATCCAAATCTTTCAAATACGCCTTTTTCACATTTGCCGACCACCGAAACACATCCGTGTGCGCCCAATACGCATCATTAAAATACTCAATAAAAATGACATAATCATCTCTATTAACAATGGGTATTTTCATAAACTTTGCATTTTTTCTTTTGTTTTTCAATACAAAAAGTTACTAGTTTACGTTATAACACGATACGATCACTGAAGGAATTGAAGGAACGGGAGCCACAGCACCAGATGCCTTCAGTTGAACAGCAATATCGTTAACACTCCACATAATTTCAAAATAATCCCCAGAGTTTAAAGAATGAAGAAAATTCCACGATGCAACCAATTCGCCATCTGTTCCCTTTAATCGAATTTGTGATGCCGTTTGTGGAACATCAATGCCATTAACGCGCAACCAAACAAAAGCCAAATGGCTTCCACCAGACGTATTATCAAACTGAGCAGAAAACTGGATGTTATAAATTCTTGTTGAATAAACATAAACGCGAGATGGCACGGTTCCAATAATAACGTTTTGTGCAAGAACTGATGTATCAAGAGTCATTGCGTAAGCCGTGTTTATAACCGCCGCCGTCTGTGTTACAGAACTAGAAAACTGACCAAAGTATTTTTGAATGCTGGTATTGATAAAAGCAATCTGAGCGTTAATTGAATTTAACGACAGATTAATTGATCCAATATCTTGTGACAAATTTGATACACCTGTGGTTAATTGACTAATGTCTCCCGTTGATCCTTCAACCGTAGAAAACAAACTTTCAAATTGCTTGATCTGTTCGTGCGTTTTAAGAAACGAAGCCAATTCACTTCTGGTAAGACTTAGTTTTTTTGCCATATCAATATGCCAGCGGTTCTATTTGAGCCTCTAAACACAAAAACGATAAATGCGAATCACTATCCCCACGAAACCTTTGCATCCGCCGATTTCTCATGCTGCCTTGTTGATACCAAACCAACCGTTTGTTTCTGTTGCCCGTTGATCCCGATTGAATAAACCGATCCATACTCCATGTTTGGCCATCCAAAGAATAACTGGTGCTAATTAAAGGATTCTTTCCTTGGGCAACACTTCCCGTCAAAGACACCAATTCTAATTCATTGAATATCGCACCCTTGCTTTCATTATAAACAATCTGCGTTCCAAATTCCCATCGCACCTTGTTTCCCCAGTGCGTCCCCACATCATCACTCAATACACCTATATTGCTGGACTGAGGATCACCTACAATCCACTTATTGTATGCCCATACCATATTACGAGCGCGATACTGTTCAAAACCATCCAGTGTACTTGTAACCACAAACCAAACAGGACTACCCAATGCTTTGGAAGCAACCCCATCAAAAACCAAAGCTCTGTCAGGCAAATGAACATATAAAAGTTCATGAATGTTTTTTGTTATTGTTTCCAGCTTAACCTGCGCTATCTGCTCTTCCGTATATTGTGCTAAAAGTTTATCCACTTCATCCGTGGCTATTTTTTGAGCCGAAGCATCCGAAATAACATAGATTGAAGGCTGTTCATTTCTTCCTGATCCCAAAAACACCAAAGACTGCATAAACACACAACACGCATGTGTTCCTACGGTCCCCTTCATGATATGGGCACCCTCAACACGGGCAAACGGAAACAAATCACCACCAACATTATCAAATACCTCAATCGTATGCCGACCAAGAACATACACCTCAGAACGCACCTTGAGCAAAGCCTTAATGGGATCAGGATCAATTTCTGCTGCACCATATTTTAAAGGATTAACCTGCGTTGGATCAGACAATTCCGTCACCACAATGTTTGTGCCATCCGTGGTCATAAAATATCCATCAACCCACAAAGCATCCAAAACAAACCCTAAATCAGGATCAGTTACTTTGGTTAAGGTTGTACCATTCCAATAAAAAAGACAGTTGTTTGATACAATCATCAAAACACCAAAACCATAATCTAATGTTACATATGGGTCCGTCCCAATTTCAACATCACCCAAAATGCTTATAGTTCCATCACTATACACGCTTATCAATTTGCTTCCCATAACACGATAGCACGTGCCATAATAATTTATCCCACCCCGATCAACACCAGGTCCCGCTCCAAAGGCTACAATACCGCTTGCAGGACACAAATACCCCTGACTTACACCTGACCCTTTAGGAACAGGCATAAGATTAACAGGATAACTGGTCCGTAAACTTGGCGTATTGTCTGCGTAAATGCCGTTTAAGATGCCTAATTGCATCAGTAACCTTCTCCAGCAATAATGTGAAGAGAACCCGATCCCGCAGGGGAAACATATGCAATCGTCGTGTGACGATCATCTTTTGTGATGCGCACTTGAGTGTTAGGCAATACAGGATAATCCGCCGCTGTTGCCGTTTGTGATCCATCGCCCACACGAATATAAGTAACGATCGTGGAACTTAGATTTGTTAAAGCAAAGTTTTTTGAACCTAAACCAAGCGTACTGGATGCCGACGTGGATGTTGGCGTAACCGTGATGCCACTTCCATAAACAGGATTAAAAGGGGCTTGAGCAACCATAAAAACTCCTAAACTTTATACCAACTGTTTGTGGATCGATAATAACGCAACGTAAAAGGACCCGTTGAAGCAAACGATGCAGGAGCACCAAAAACAGCCGTTGCACCATTTGCTGCCACCGTTAAAGAGCTTATCGTTTGCGTACTTGTCACAAGAACACTTGTCCCATCCGCCGTAGACGTGTTTAAAGGCAATGTAATTGTACCCGTCGCCAACGTCGCCACAGGCTGCAACAATATCCATTGTGTCTGAGATACAGGCGTTGGAACCGTGATATTAAACCCCGTGGAAGGAACATACAGATTAACTGCCACCGTAGGAGAAGCAAACGTTTGCTGAAAATACGACAACAAAGATGAAATCGACAAGCGACGCGCATCACCATTTGATACGCTAAAAATAGGCAACTGATCCCCAGATGATACCGTATCAAGAGAAGATAACTGATTGATCGTAGCCATAAAATCCTCAATAAAGTTCTAATTCACCATCATTGCCAACCAATAAAGGATCATCCGCTGGCGTGACAAAAGTATCATTTTTCCATGGCTTGTTTCCAGCACCGCGAGGCATCATTCCCGATATAGAATACTCAGGAATTTTAGACGCACGGGCCGACAAAACATCATACCCCATTCTTGCCGCTACTTTTGTTTCCATAGAAACCGTTTTTCCGTAGGACGGCGCAAGACGAACAGCTAAATTTGTGACAACAGCATTGTTTGCACTATCAGGAATGTTTGAAGATGCCTCCAAATCATTTCCTAGGGCTGTAAATGGTATAGGATACCCCAAACGAATACCTTTACCATTCCATTCCGCCATCATCATATCCAATTTCCGCAAAGCAGATTGTAACTGATCTGGCTGCAAATCTACAGAAAAGGACGCTAAACCAATTTCCTCAAAGGCGGCTTCCACAAGCTGACGGCAGGTATAAGCCATAAACCATAACCTTATTTGGATTGCTTAAACGCCTCAATGGCCTCTGGCATGGTTTTATACCAACCACTTTCTAACAAATCCTCAAACGTATCTTCATCCGTTACACCTTTAGAATCAAAGGTAGTTCCTTCAGAACCAAAATGAGGGCCAGGGCACCTGTAAACAATTTCTGAAAAATCACTCATTTTTTTTTTACTCCTTTGGCGGAACGGCCTCTTTTTTTGGCCTCTTTTGCAACACTTAAGGCAATAGCAACGGCTTGTTTCTGAGGCTTGCCTGAATCCATTTCTTTTTTGATATTGGCCGATACAGTCTTGAGACTATAACCTTTTTTTAACGGCATAAAACTTTCTTTGATAAAAGGCGGGCCACAAAAGCAACCCGCCCATTTTATGATTAACTTCCGATCCGATATGTCACAAACGTGGCAGAAGCCGTTTTACGTGTCATAAACAAACCAGAGCTACTTGCCGAAACCGCACCACCGCCCACAAGCGTGTGACCACTGGCCGCAGCCGCAACCGTAAAGGCGTTTGTTGCACCTGTGTTAATGACCGACCACATAAAGGCATCATTGACGTTCCAAGTGCTTTTAACATCCAAAGCCGCACCCGTGTCAAGTGTAGCCGTTACCGACGCCGCCGTTGTAGACGTGACAATACCCGTCAAACACAATTCACCCGTCAATGTACCCGTGGCGTTCAATGTACCAGGAGCAACCTGTTGAAATGTAACCAAACGCCCTTGCTGTACTGTTGGGGCTGTTCCAACCTCATAATACACAGGCTGAAGCGTTTTGTTCTCAATAACAATGGTGGTTCCATTTGTATAGGGACCAAACACCGATTGTCCACTAATAACAACACCCAGAGGCGTTAGTTCATTGTAACCACTTGGCAATTCCGTAAGAATCCGACCCACAGACGCACGACCCTGTGTGTAAACAGCCACAGACCCACCAGCAGGAACAGAAACCTTTGTAATCCCAATATCTGTAATAACCAAAGACATAAAACCAGTTCCTTTTATTAAGATTGAGAAAACATAATAATGCCGGACATTTCAGGCTGCTTGTTGGCAACACCATAATACGTATCCACACGCACCTTAAGCTGAAGCGTGTTAATGTCTACGGCTTTTGTCATCACCACCTCTAAACCACCTTCAATGCGTCCGCGCATAACATCAACACCAGAACCGGTTGGCACAGTAAAGCGCCCAGGAATAATCTCCAAAGCATCTTTGCACCAAAATGGATTCATAGC